ATCAATTACGGCGGTGCAATGGTTAAGCATGTCATTCAGACAGCCCGCGCCAGAACGCCCTACAAGCAGGTTACAGCCACTCGGGGTAAGTCTGTCAGGGCTGAACCGTTTAGCGCGCTGTACGAGCAGGGCAAGGTTCGTCACGTCGGTTTGTTTGCTCCGCTTGAGGAAGAATTAACCGCGTTCAGCACATTCGGTTACACCGGCCAAGGATCACCAAACCGCGCCGACGCTGCGATTTGGGCGTTGAGCGAATTGTTTCCGGGTCTTGTTGCTGGTCCGCGTGTTGAACGTAAGTCACGCTCTGCTCCGCAGCCCCGTAGCTGGGCCGCATGAGCCTGTATCTCACCCGCACCTCGTTCGAGATCGGACGCAGCCACGGGCTCTTGCTCGACCTGCACGCAGACGGTGCGCGCGTCGGTTCGACCGAACTGCTGCTGCCGGCCGACGATGACGCGGTCAACGCCGCGATCGACACGCTGGTCAGCCAGGCATCGCGGCACGGCGTCATCATTCGCGGCAGCAAACGCAGCGCGCTGTTCCATGAAATTGAGATGGGAGCGGTTCAATGAAACCGGGCATTCGCCAGCAAGGTCATGCCACGCTCAAGGTCGGCGTTGCCAAGGCCCTGCCGCTCAAGATGCGCAGTCAGGTCTACGAGATCAGCGCGGTGCGGACAGAGCCTGAATACCGGAACCGCGGTGAAGCCGGGGCGCTCATGTTTGCGACCTGCGGCGATGCGGATCTGGCTGGCAAGTTCCTGATGGTCCACGTCGAGCCCGACACCGACAGCCCGCTTGATCGTAACACGCTGGCGCAGTTCTATGGCCGTTTCGGCTTTGCGCCCATCCAAGCCGACCCGCTCTTGATGGTCAGGCCCTGCATCGGAAAGCCCTGCAAATGACCGACGACGAAATCATCGCCGAAGCCCGCGAGCGCCTTGAATTGTGCATCAATGCAGACGATGGCGACCGGGCTGACGCGCTGGAAGATCTGAAGTTCAAGAAGGGCGATCAGTGGGACGAGCAATCAGTTCGCCAGCGCGAACTAGACAGCCGCCCGTGCCTTACGATCAACAACATTCCGGCAATCATTCACCAAGTCGTCAATGACGTGCGCCAGAACGAGCAGTCTATCCACGTCCACCCGGTCAACAACGGCGCGGACGAGGAGGTGGCCGAGGTCATTGAAGGGCTGATCCGGCACATTGAGTACGACAGCGGTGCGGACGCGGCATACGACACGGCGCTCGACAGTGCGGCGTCGATCGGGTTCGGCTTTTTCCGCCTGATCACTGAGTACTGCGACGAGACCTCGTTTGATCAGGATATGAAAATCAAGCGGGTGCGCAACCCGTTCACCTGTTACCTCGACCCCTCGCATCAGGAGCCAGATGGCAGCGACAGCGAGTTTGCATTCGTCACCAGCAAGGAACCCAAAAAGGAGTTTGAGCGGCTCTATCCCAAAAAAGACCCGACGATCGACTACATCGCCAAGGGCACGGGCGACGACGAGAACTGGCTTGGCGAGGACTTTGTCAGGATCTGCGAGTATTACCGGTTTGAATACGAACCTGCCACGCTGGTTGAGTTTTCGGACGGCATCGGACGTGTCAAGGGCCACTTTACAGCGCAGGACATTCAGCCTGGCGTAGCACCGACAGGCCGCACCCGGTCGACCACGCTGCGCAAGCTGATGTGGTACAAGTTGACCGCGCGCGAGGTGCTGGAAAAGTGCGAAGTGCCGTTCAAATGGATTCCGGTGTTTCCGGTCTACGGCGACGAGATCGACATTGACGGCAAGGTCCATCGTTCGGGCATCATTCGCAACGCCAAAGACCCGAAAAAGATGGAAAACTACTGGCTCACGTCTGCGACCGAGGAGATCGCGCTGCGCACCAAGGCCCCGTACATTGGCGCAATGGGCCAGTTCGAAGGCGTTGAGGAGGATTGGCAGACGGCCAACGTGCGCTCGTACGCCTATCTTGAGTACAACCCGGTCACGATCGACGGCACGATGGCACCGGCCCCGCAGCGCCAACAGCCGGCGGATGTGCCTTCGGGCTTTATCGCCATGGCAGGGCTGGCGCGCGACAACGTCAAGGCGGTCACCGGCATTTACGATGCATCGCTTGGCAACCGCTCAAACGAGACCAGCGGCATTGCAATCCGTGCGCGCCAGCATCAAGGCGACGTGGGTAACTACCATTACAGCGACAATCTGACCCGCACGATGCGCCATCTGGGCCGCGTCATCCTGTCAGGCATTCCTAAGGTCTACGATGCGCAGCGCATTTTGCGGGTGCTGGGCAAGGACGGGCAGGCGTCACAGGTCGAGGTCAACAAGCCAGAGCAGAAGGCCGACGACTATGGGCAGGCGGTGCAGACGGTCCTGAACGACCTCACCGTGGGCACCTACGACGTGATCGTGACCACCGGGCCAGCGTATAACACGCTGCGTCAGGAAGCCGCTGAGACCATGGTTCAGATGGCGCAGAACTGGCCCAAGCTGATGGAGATCGCGGGCGACAAGGTCATTCGCGCGATGGATTGGCCTGGCGCCGACGACATTGCCGATCGCGTGGCCAAGACCCTGCCGCCGGGTCTGGCTGACAAGCCCGAAGATCAGAAGGACGCACCGCCCATGGTGCAGACGCCAAACGGGCCGATCCCGCTTGATCAAGCCGGTCAGATGATCGGGCAGATGGATCACGCATTGAGCCAGATGCAGGGCGAGATGGAAAAGCTTGAAAGCGGCATGGCCAAAGCGCAGCTCGACGCGCAAACGCGGATCGAGGTTGCCAAGATCAGCGCCGCTGCCAAGCACGATGACACCGAACTAAACGGCATCGTCAAGATCATGCTGGCCAAAATGAGCGAAGCCGAGGCCGCAAAGGCTGCGGTCGTCATGGAAAGCAAAGAACCCGCAGCACCTGACGTAGATCCCATGGCTGAGATCAAGGAGATGCTTGCGGCGATCAACAAGCCCCGGCGCAAAGTCATGAAGATCACCGCGCCGTCAGGGGCTGTGTACCAGGGCGAAGTGGCTGACCACGAAGATGCTGCCGATCAGGCATCAGAGCCGCAGGGTGAGCCCATGCAGATTGACCCCGCACAAATGCAAAGCGACCCGTCCCAGCCAATGGGGCAACCAATGGGCCAGCCAATGGGCGCGCCTGAACAACCTGAACAAGGAATGCAGTGATGGCATCCGGTACTTTCACGCTCTATTCGAAAAACAAGAACAACCTGACCACGGCCAGCCTTGCGGGCGCAACGGTCAAACTCGCGCTTGTGACCTCGTCGTACACGCCAGACGTGACGGTCGCTGGCCATTCGCTTTGGTCGGATGCGTCGGCCAACGAGATCTCGGCAACTTTTGGCTACACGGCCGGCGGTGTGACGCTGGGCACGCTGGCGTCAACGGCAATTACGGGCGGTTACAAGTTCTCGTCTGCCAACGGCGTGTGGACGGCTTCAGGCGGGTCCATCGCTGCGTGGCGCTACGGGATCATCTACCTCTCAGGCACCGTATACAGCCTTGTGAACCCGCTGGTGGGCTATTTCGTTGGCGACAGCACTCCTGCCGACATTCCTGCAACCTCTGGCACGCTAACCGGCACGGCCAACGCTTCGGGCTGGTTCGACGTCCCCTAAAAAGGCCGGATCATGGCTAACAGATACTGGGTTGGCGGCACTGGAACGTGGGCGGCAACGGCCGCTGGCACGGATTGGTCGCTAACGTCTGGCGGTGCGGGAGGCCAATTAGCGCCAACTGCCAGCGATCTTGTGTTTCTGGACAGCGCGTCGGCGATCACCGTCACCAGAACGGCGACTAGTGGTGTTCAAGGTCTGACGCTGTCCGGTGCTGGCGTTACTTACGCCGGTTCAAACGCCATGGGCATCGGTGTTGGCGGGCTCACGGTATCGGCAGGAACATGGTCAGCCACGGGCGCGCTCACACTTTCTGGGACGCAGACGCTCAATCTTAACGGGTATGTGCTGTCATCTGCTCTGACGTTCGTGGGCGCGGGCAACACCCTTACGCTCGGAAGCAGCGGCGGAACCAACAAAGCTTGCACGTTTTCGACCGGAACCCTCAATCTGGCGGGTTTTACGTTATCTGCCGCATCCCTGAGCATTGGCGCATCTGCCACTGCTATCACGTTTGGCGGCGGCTCAATTGCGCTCACCGCCATCGCCGCTGGCACCGTGCTTTCGGTATTGGGTACACCAACCCTCACCGGCACACCAAACGTCACCATTGCAACGGCGGGCTTTAATACCACTGTTGCCACAGCCTCTTTGGCCCTCAACGTCACGCTCTCGGGCGCAGGAACGACGACCGTTACGGGCGCGTTCAACAACTTCAACTTCAGTGGCGCATCGGGCACAATCAGCGTTGGCGCGGCGGGCGTCAACACGCAGGGCAACGTCACACTTCCGACAACGGGCGGGTCTTACGCAGGCACCGGCACTCTGTCGTTTATCGGCACCGGCACACAGTTATTGAATCCCGGCGCGGCCACGGTGGCTCTGCCGCTTACGTTTAGCGGCACAGGCACACTGCGGCTTAGTGCAGGCTTGGACATGAGCGCCAAGACGTTCACGCACTCAAACACAGGCACGTTTGATCTCAACGGCAATAGCATGGCCGCAAACGTGTTTTCGTCTACCAGCACGGGCACGCTGCGGTCTGGCGGCGCTAACATCAGCATTACGGGCACAAGCAGTATATTCAGCGCAGGCGCGCTGACTTACGCTGACGCCTCATCGATCACAATGGCGTCGGGTACGGCCAAGACCTTTACGTCTGGCGGCGATGCGAACATGACGCTGACCCAAGGCGGGATTGGCGATCTGGCGCTAAACGGCGTGGCAGGAGCCTGCACGCTCTACGAGTTAAAAGGCTCGACAACGTCATTTGTCACCGTTGCGGCTGGCCTCAATCTTACCGTCAGCAAGCTGAACTTGTCCAACGGCACGCTGCGCAGTTCGTCGGCTGGCACGGCGTTCAACCTGATCTGCACCAGCGGCACGATCCGTTTGTTCAACCAGACGATCAAGGATTCCAATGCCAGCGGCGGCGCGACGTTCCTTGCCTACACGTCAGATGGCAACGTGGATGGCGGCGGCAATACCGGCTGGCAGTTTACAGCGTCATCGGGCAGCAACACCGCCTCGCCGGCCAAAGGCCAGATTAGGCTAACCGGCTACGCGCCTAGCGTTGCAGGCAATCAGGCAATTGCACCAAGCAAGGGCCAAATCAGGCTAACTGGGTACGCGCCTAGCGTTGCAAACGGTCAGACGTCGGCACCGGCCAAAGGTCAATTGCGGCTTACTGGTTACGCACCTAGCGTTGCAGGCAATCAGATAACAGCACCGGCCAAAGGTCAAATCAGGTTTGCTGGATATACGCCTAGCATAGCGCAAACCGGCAGCGCGGCGATTGCACCGGCCAAAGGTCACATTCAAGTCACTGGGTACACGCCTGCCGTTTTGGGCGATCAGGCAGCAGCACCAGGCAAAGGCCAGATCAGGTTTACGGGATACGCGCCTAGCGTATCGCAGGTTGTCAGCAACATTGCCTCGCCCGCCAAAGGTCAGATTCGCTTTGCTGGTTATGCGCCGTCGATCAGTGCAACGCAGATTGTCAGCCCTGCTAAAGGCCACGTCCAGTTCACCGGCTATTTGCCTGCGGTCAGCCAATCGTCTGCATCGCAAACGGTAGCACCCGGCGTCGGTCACATCGCGTTCAACGGCTACGCGCCAACGATCGACAACGCCGCAGTCAATCCGCAGATCTTCAATCCCGGCCAGATCTGGCACCCATGGGGCAAAAAGCGCCGCGAGACGCTGAAACCGGTCACAAAAGCACCGGCCAAACCCGCCGAATTGCAAGCGCAAGTCGCCAAGATCGAAACCAGCAGGCGCACTGTGCTGGAAGATCTTCGCGACATTGACCGGCAAATTGCAGTCCAGATCGCGCAGGACGCCGCGCAATCCGCGATCATTCGGCAGAAAAAAGCGCAGGAGGTTCGCAAGCGCAAACTTGCGCGCCTCGACACGCAAGTCGCAAATTTGAACCGCCAGATTGAGCAGGCTGTCGCCAACGAGCGCGAGCGCATCCGGCTGCAAGACGAAGAAGAAAAAGACATTCTGCAATTTATGCTTGTTTTGATGGAGGCTTAAATGACCGACGACACAACCCCCGAGATGGAAGCGCCGATTGAGCAGCCGCGCGATGAGGAAGGCCGCTTTGCCGAAACGCCTGCGGTAGAAACCGAAGCAGAGCCCGAGGCCGAGGAGCCCGACGATCAGGTCGAGGACTTGCACGAAGAAAAGCGGCGTGGTAAGACAGCGCAGGATCGGATTAACGATCTCACTCGGGCGCGGCGGGAAGCCGAACGCGAACGCGATTTTTACAAGGGCCTCGTCAGCCAACCGACGCCAGCTTCGCCCGTTGAAGGCGCACCGAAGCCAACCCCCGACAGTTTTGATACCTACGACGGCTATATCGACGCGCTGACCGACTGGAAGGTCGAGCAGACATTGACCAGGCAGTCGTCCGCCAAGGCGCAGCAGACCACGGAAATGGTTCGCGAGGCCAACTGGGCGGCAAAACTGGAAGAAGCGCGGTCAACCATCCCCGACTATGCAGACGTGGTCGGTTCGTCGGACATCAACATCGCACCGCATGTTGCCGACGCCTTGTTCGACAGCGATCTCGGGCCTCAGTTGGCTTATCACATGGCGACCCATCCAGAACTTGCCGATCGGCTGAACAAACTCAGCCCCGTGAAAGCAGCGATCGAGCTGGGCCGTCTTGAGGTAGCTTTGACGACACCCGTTGCCAAACCGACGACCAAGGCACCGGCCCCTGTAAACCCGATTCGCTCGGCACCAGCTCGGCAGTCGGACCTCGCGAAAGTATCGATGGACGATTACATCGAAATGAGACGCAAGCAAGGAGCCGCGTTCTAAGGTCAAAACGAAATTGCCCACGTCGTGAGACGTCGGCTTTCCCATAGATGGACCTTTTACCATGTCGAATACCCTCGTCACATGCTCGATTATTGCCAAGGAAGCACTTGCTATCCTTGAAAACCAGCTTGCATTTGCCAGCACCGTCAACCGCGATTGGGATCAGGAATTTACCACCAATCAGTCGCGCGGCTATTCGCCTGGCGCCACGATCAACATCAAGCGTCCGCCCCGCTACCAGTACCGTGCTGGCCGTGTGGCTGTCCCGCAGTCCACCGTTGAAACGACTGTCCCGCTGACCCTGTCGCAGGGCGGTACGGATCTCAACTTCACCGGCTTTGAGCGCACCCTGTCCATTCAGCAGATGAGCCAGAAGCTTCAGGCTGCAATGGCAACCGTGGCAAACGAAATCGACCGTCAGGGCCTCGATGTTGCGCGCGTTGCAACGTACAACACCATCGGCACCCCCGGCACGCTGCCGACCACGCAGGCCCTTGCCATTGCGGCAATGACCGGCATCAACCAGCGCCTCGACGAAATGGGCGCTCCGGTGAAGGACGGCGGACGTTCGCTCATCATGAACCCGGCCTTCAACGGCTCCATGGTTCAGGGCATGGCCGGTCTGTTCAACAACACCGACAAGGTCGGCAAGCAGTTCTCGTCGGGTCGCCTTCAGAACAGCTTCGGCCTTGACGTTGGCATGGATCAGAACGTTTCGATCCACACCAACGGTACGGCTGTGGTTGGCACCAACACGGTCAACGGCGCGGGTCAGACGGGTTCGACCATCACGGTTAACGCGCTGAACGGCACCGTGACACGCGGCACCAAGATCACGTTTGCCAACGTGTTTGCGGTTAACCCGCAGTCGCGCGCATCGACCGGCACGCTGGCTCAGTTCGTGGTGACAGCAGATGCTGCGAGCGGTGCGACCTCGCTCAGCATCAGCCCTGCGCTCACCCCGTCCGGTGCGTTCCAGAACGTCACTGTGTCGCCTGCCAACTCGGCCACGATCACGATCTTTGGCACCGCGTCGGGTTCGTTCAACGCCAACGTTGGCTTCCACCGCGATGCGTTTACGCTGGCGATGGTGCCCATGTACGCACCGCCTTCGGGACGCGGCGTGATCGACGTGGCGCAGGAGTCCTACAAGGGCATGAACCTGAAGGTCACCGAGTTCTACGACGGTGTGAACGACAACTACATCATGCGTCTTGACGTGCTGTTTGGCTGGGCTGCGACCTACCCCGAACTGGCAGTCCTTTACGCAACCTGATGCGGCGATGGGCGGGCTTCGGTCCGCCCTCGTTTTTTCTCATTTAAGGATTTTTCGAAATGGCTGTTTCTCTTATTCGTGCGTATCAGGGCTATGCCGCCGGCACCGTCCAGATTTTTGACACCGTCACTGAAGCTGCGCTGATTGCGCAGGGCCTTGCCACTGCTGCTACGGGCTATGCAACCCATACCAGCGTGCTTCAGACCGACACGCCGCAGCAGGCAATCACCTTCGGCGGTAACGTCTCGTTTCAGCCTTCGGGCGCTGGCATCAACGTGCCGACCACCCCGCAGGGTCCGCGCATTCTGCCCAACACAAACATCCAGGCGTTTGCCTCGCTTGGTTCCGGCATCACGGCTGTGGCCGGTACGCTGTACCGTTCGGAAATTCAGGTGCCGTTTCTAAGCACCTGGACCGGCATCGGCATTTTGAACGGCGCCACGGCATCAACCGACAACGGCCTTGTCGCGCTCTACGACAGCAACGGTGTGCTGATCACCAACTCGGCGGTGGCCGGTGCGGTGGCATCGGGTGCCAACGCCTTCCAGAACCGTGCGTTCCTGAACACTGTGACCCTGACGCCGGGGCGGTATTTCATCGCCTATCAGTCGAACGGAACCACGGACACAATCCGCACGTGGGCAGCAGCCAACGGCGGCAACCAGATGTGTTCTTCGGCAACCGGCACGTTCGGCACCGTACCGGCATCGTTTACGCCTCCGACCACGTTTACGGCGGGCGCCGGCCCGATCGGCTGGCTGTACGTCTAACCGGATTGGGGCGGCTTTCGGGTCGCCCCATACCTTTGAATGCTGGCAGTGGGCGTAAGCGATGGCGCAGATCTTCAATCAGGACTTTAACGAGGTCGGGCCGGTCATTTCGATCGCACCGCGCCGTTTGCGTGACCTCTCGGGCCGTTTGAAGGTCAGCCAGCACCAGAACTTGTACGCAGCGGACTTTGAGTACGGCACGCAGCCCCTGCGCTGGGAAGGCTTTACAGCTGGAAGCGCGACCATCACGGCACAGCCTGGTTCGGGCGGCGTGCGTATGCGCCTGACCACGGCGGCAGGCGATGTAACCATCCGTCAATCGCGTCCCTATCACCGCTATCAGCCTGGCAAGACTTTGAGCATGGCTTCGGCGGTCAACTTCGGCACGGCATCTGCGGGGCAAGTGCAGCGCGTCGGTTTTTTCGACGACGGCAACGGCATTTTTTGGGAACAGGCAACGCCGACTGCGTCAAACCCATACGGCATGTTTGCGGTCTATCGCAGCGATGTGAACGGCATTCCGTTTGACACGCGCATCGGCCTTGAGCAGTTTACGGACACCGACCAAGCGGCAAAGATCAACTGGTCCAACATCCAGATGATCTACATCGAATACGCCTGGTACGGCGCTGGCGGGCTGCGCTGGGGTGTGATCGTCAACGGCGAACCGCGCATTCTGCACGAGATCGGCATTGGCAACTCAGGCGCACAGCTACCATGGGCGCGCACCGGCAACCTGCCTGTCCGGTACGAGCAGCGCAATCTGACCTCGCAGACGGTGGGCAACGACATGTTCCATTGGGGCGTCTCGGTGCTGTCGGACGGCGGCATCGATGTGCAGCGCGGGTTTACTTACGGTTACGGTATGGCGGCAGCGGCACCGCGCCGTGCCATCACGGGCGCGCAGACCCGCTATCCGCTGCTATCGTTTCGCTACAGGCCCATGGGCACGCAGGAATATACGCAGGCAACCACGGCTTGCACGGGAGGCACCACGACCAGCCTGACAGCGGCTGGCGCGGGTTGGACCACCGACCAGTGGAAAGGCCGCTACGTCAATTACACGGTGTCCGGTGCCAGCTACATGGCGCGGATCGTATCAAACACGGCAACCGTGCTGACGCTGGTTGACAACGTGGTCGGCGGCGCATTGGGCACTGCGCCGGTTGCTGGGCAGAATTACACGATCGGCGTAATCAACCGCGGTCAGCTTCTGCCGCAGCTTCTCAACATATCGTCCGACGTTTCGGTGACGTGCGAGTTGATCGCATCAACCCCAACGTCGCCAATTGTGCTGACCGGCTCGTCGTTTGCAACGCTCGCCTCGCTGGGTTCCACGCAATCCTTTGCGGAGCGCGACGTGAGCGCCACGGCGCTGACCGGCGGCGAGGTAGTCTATAACACGCCGTCGCCATCGGGCGGCTTGAACACGTTCGACCTGTCGTCGTTCTTTCCGCTTTACAACAACATCCGCGGCAACGTGCATGACATTCTGACCGTTGCCATCACAACGACCGGCAACGCCAACGTCGGCGCGTCAATCATCTGTCAGGAGGCTATGTCGTGACGTTTCAGGAATTTCCCAAGTGGCTGTACATCGGCATGGACGGCACTCTGGTTGACAACGCGGAGGAAGAAGCCGCGCTGGGCGATGGATACGCTGCGTTTCCGGTTGAGCCTGAAGCTGACGATGCCGCAAGTTCCGCGCCTAGGCCGCGTGCGCGTGGTCGGCCTCGGAAGGACACATAATGCCAACATTCAACGCCACGACACCTACGGTTGAGATCTCGGTTTCATCGTCCTCACAGCGTGTCCGTGTGGGCGCTGCTTCTATGCCTAGCACGCTGGTTCCGGTGCGGATCTGCAATGATGGCACGGCCACCGTGTGGGTTCGCGGCGGCGATTCGGCTGTAACCGTTACTTCCACAACCGGGCAAACCAACACCGGCCAGCGCGTGCCAGCAGGCGCCATTGAAGTGCAATCTTTTGTGCCTGGCGCTGACGGCGTGTTGTGGATTGCGGCAATCGCTGCGGCATCAACCGGCTCTGTCGAATTTACGGCTGGATACGGTATCTAATGCCAACCCCGACCACCGTCCTG